ACCTGTATTTCATTTCGCAAACGCTCTGGTATGTCTGATATATCAGCCACAAAACCTGTTTGACCCCTAAAAGTAACGTACCTAGATTTTACCATATCTCGTGGGTCTTTTACCATGCCACCTACTTGCATTTCCAACCCATCGTCTTCTACATCAAGGTCATACATATCAAATGGCAAATCATCCTGTACAGTAGCTTCTTCACTATTGCCCATCTGACCCATAGCTTCCATCTGTGCCAAGCCTTGCTTTGCTTCTTGACGCATACGCATTAGGTTTTCAAGACCAATATAACGCACTACATCTGCAGGTACAACAAACTCGCCTTCACTCAACTGAGCAGGAATATCATCACGTACTTCTTCTTGTGTTGAACCGGGCGGCACTTCATTGCCAGATACAGGGTCAACTGTACCACCTTCATCCATAAGGCCACCCTCATCAAAGCCACGTTCTACTGGCTCAAAGAGTTCCATTTGTTCTGCCATTTTAGCCATTGACTGCATCCCTTAATGTTTTCATACTACGCAACACAGCAATCGCCCCCTGCGCACGATGCATTAAAACTGTGTTATCGCCTTGTTCTAATGTACGATGTTGCTGGTCAATCAGCACATCTAAATATTTATTGAAGTTGTCCCACTGGCGGCTGTTGCTGACCATTGGCTTCAGCTTGCTGATTATTTCCCTGTCCATTTCCACTAAATCCTTGTTCACCCGGCACTGGTGCTTGTCCCACACCAATGTTACCGCCACCTGCGCCTGTTGGGTCCATTGCATCAGCACCTGCTGGTGGGGTCATTCCACCCTGCTCTGGTCCTGCTGGCTGTTGAAAGCCCTTCATAATTTCTGCTTGCAGTGCAGCTTCATTCATATTGTTAGTAACTTTGTCGGGGTCTAAGTCCATAGACTTTGCAATCTCACGGATTACATATTGGAACTTAGCAAAGGGTGCAAGAGATGGGTTGCTTGCAATCTGCAAGAACTGCATCAATCTTTGGCTACGTACTTCATTAGCCATCAGGCTTTCTGTACCACGTGCTTTAACTTCTAAATCACCTTTAATCTCTGGGTCAAAGTCAAACTGCATATTAAAGCGGAAGAAACCTTCACCCAAAGGACGCAATAAATAATCGTCTACGTTCTTAATAACAGTCTTAGTGCCACCAGCAGCAGCGTTCATCAACATTGATATACCTGAAGCTGTACGCCCTACGCCCTGCACACCTGTCTGTCCATGTGCAAATGATGGGAAGCCAGTACTTTCATCTGCGAGTACACGTGCCTTATCAAACAGCATCATATTTTCTTGTGATACATTCGGGAACTTTGTACCAAAAATAGCTTGACCCGGTGCGCCACCCTGCCTACGGAATACCTTGCCCGGATACAGTGACAAGTCTTGACCCGGCACTAAGTTTGTTTCATCTACTTCTACAATTAAGTTGCCTGATAGCACAGCGTTATCAACAGCCATGCGCATAAAGCCATTCATTAGTGTCTGTGTATCATCCATGTTTTCAGCAATACCAACACCAAAGAATGAGTATGGGTTTAGTTCATACGGCGCAGCAGAGTATGGTATCTTTGCTGGCTTAAACGGATTAAGAACCATGCGAAGTAGTTTGCCATTACAAATCCAGACATTAGCTTGTAGTTCATCAAACTCTTGTAATTCTTTTGGTATCTGTATTTCTTGTTCTTCAAGAAGTTCTGTATCAACCATACCCCAATATTCAAGAACTTCAAATCTTTCTACGCCATGCTCTGGTGCATAGTCAATTAAATCGTTTTCCCAATATTGCTTAGTATAGTTTTCTCCTATAGAAATTACTTCGTCTATAACATCTTTACGGAAGTATGGTCTGTTTTTAAGACCACGTAATTGTGTACGTGACATCTTGTGACGCTCAACTACATACTGAGCTTCGTCCATGTTGTTAGCATCCGGGTCTGGGTAAAAGTTCCAAACAGATACATGATTTACTTGTGGTATTGTTTTAAATAGTGGGTCGTATTCACCGTCATCACCCCAGTTTGGGTATTCTTTGTCAATAGCAAATGGACCCTTCATAACACCTGTGCCAAATAGTGCCATCTCAAATGCGGCATTACGTAAGTGTTTACTTGCACCAGACTCTTCTAGCTGGTCGTGTATTTTCTTTTGCATCTTTTTTGCCGCAATCATAGCTGGGCTAAACGCAATAGCTGTAGGTGTTTTACCCGGACCTTCTTTTAATTTGTCAGCAACTGGTTCAAGTTTGTTTTCCAACACCCCAAGTTTTTCTTGAAGAGTTTGTGACGTGGCACCTGCTGGGAAGTCCATGCCATCCCCCGCAAAACCATAGGGGCTGGAAAGAGCAGTTTCACTACGCAATTGTTCTGGTTCTTTAGGGTCAAAATGTACATCAGCAACTACGCCTTCTGGTAACTCTGTTGGTTCTACAGATAAAGGAAAACGCTGGTTGGCAAACAGAACATCAACAATCTGCCCGTACGCCGCCAGCGTCTTAGTTTTTGTCACTTTAATAAAGACACGAGATTTTTCTGTTTCGGTAAATTGAACTTCGGGACTATACAAACCACGATAATTGCGATAGGCTTTTAGCCAGCGTTCTTCGTCCTGATACCTATAGTCTTCAGACCGCTTGTAGCGTTCCATAATAAATGGGATGATATTACTTACATCTACATCAGATACGGTTGTATCGTCACTATCTTCTAATGCGATAGCATCGTCTTCAATCATAATTTCATCATCTGCCATATCTTATATCCTTAGTATCCAAAGGTTGCGTCTGCTACTTGCATACCGCCACCGGGTCTACCCATTGGGTCATAGTCAAATATACTAAATCTTGGTCTGGACATTATACCATATCTTAACGCATCGTACAAGTGGTCTTCTGATTTTGTGTCAATATCTTCTGGATTTTTCTTGTCCAGAGGAATGGACGGTAGCTGGGCAACGATGTTTGTGCAAGTATCAAAGAAAACAAGTCTAGGCTCCTCTGTAAATTCGTCTATCTGTAGTCTACGGTGAACTTCGTTTTTACCCGCTACACGACTGCCTCTACTTCTATCGGATGGCCGCCAGCGACATCCTCTACTAATCATTTGTTCTGCCAAAGAAGGACCAGTATCGCCACGTTTATGCCACAAAGAACTATCCAGAACACCGTACTTAATATTACCATCTTCTGCTTCCGCTTCAAGAATCATATCTGCCAAGTCTGTGGCAAGGACTTTAGAAACGTAGAGTTCTCTATATACAACAAGTTGTTCATCAGGCGCAACGGCAAACCAAACAACACCACTATAGCTACCGTAGCCATAGTCGCAAGCACGAAACTTAACCCAGTTACTAGGTATACGATAAGGTTCAACAACATGAACCCGCCTATCAAACTCAGTGAATGCTGCACCTTCTTTGATATCCCAATCCCCTTCAAGAAGCTGTCTTCTCTGTTGCTCTGGAAGAGAGAGGAGCATGGCTTCGTAATCACCTGCTTGCGCAAGGTATGGGTTATCAGAAAGTCTTGCTGGTATAAATCGTCTTTTGAATAAAGGCTTTCCTGCCTTGCTATGTCCTGCTGGATACCGTAGGACTTCGGTTGTTTCAATATCGGTTGCATCAAAGGCTCTGTCATATGGCGAAGGGTCAATGAACATCTTCTTGACCCAGTGATGACCTCTACCGCCGGGGTTGGTCGTAGCCCTCATAAAAATTGGCAAGTCGCTTGCAGTGGACCGTAGACGTGACCGCATGTAATTCCATGCGTATGGCGATTGCCACTGCGTCAATTCGTCAAAGCCTATCCAGCTAAAAGCTAGACCCTGATAGCGGAGAACGTCTTCATCTCTGTCGAGGTATGACATCCACAATCTCGCACCAGATGGCGCAGTCCACTGCATCTTTCTTTCTGACCACTTTATACCGGGCCAGATTTTTGGGTACAACTCCTGCGACTTAAATATAAGTTCTCGCAACTCCTCTGTGGTGTGTCGCAGCAGAAGCCCACTAAACTGTGGATGCCCCATGTATCGTAGAGGGTCTGCAAGCATGGCATAGCTTTTGCCGCCACCTGCAGAACCGCCATACAAAACCTCTCGTTCACTTGCAGCCAAGAACTCCGTCTGTGGTCCGGGGTTTGGCTTAAACAACACATTAGCATGTTCTTCTATGCTTTGTGTTTCATATGAAACTTTTTTAATCTTAGCTGCTGGCTCTGGAGCCTGTTCTTTGGCTACTGATTTCTTCCGCTTTGGCGATTGCCTTTTCCGCATACTCTGCCCACTTGCGGAGGCTTGCAGCTTGATTCTTACGTCTTCGCTCATTAGTTAATCGTTTCCTCAAACCTACATGCGAAATGTATCTGCCAGTCTGCGTACTCAACCAGTTTGCTACTTCACGATAGCTGTATTGATTTACGTGTGACCTAGCCTTCTCTAGCAAATCTAATTCAATTGGTATAGGTTGAAGAATGTCGGGGTCTTCATCATCCTGCTTGTATCCAAATGGTACTGTACGTGCAATACGTGGGATAGGTATCCATTCGTTTTCTTCTTTGATGTCTGTTGGCTGTGGGAGTTTCCACTTGCCTATGCTACGTGTCATTTATTTCTACGTATGGTTCTACCCGGCAAAGTTCCTGTAGTATCAAACCTAACACCATTTTTCTTTTTAGGTTTAGGTTTTGGTTTAGGTAATGTCTTTGGCAAAGGATTCTTTTTAGGTTTAGATTTAGGTAAAGGCATAGACTTTTTAAGGCTTTTAGGTTCTTCTTTTCTAGCCAGAACATTTTTTCTTAGGTCCCTGAACTTTTTCATTTCACCGGGAAACTCTTTATTAAAAAGTCGCCTTTCAGATGGGCTTAATTTTTCAAGAGCCTTCTGTGCTGCATTAACAGATGCAACAGTTTTTATATCTTTTTTAATTCTGCTTCTGAGTTTTCGCAGGTTAGCAATATTTTCTTTTTCTCTATCACTGAGTAAGTTCTTTGCCATATTAATCTTCCTCCACTGGTGCTTTAGGTGGCATAAGCATAACGCCGCCACTTGCTTCTACCTGCATCTTCTCTGTCTTTACCAGACCTACACGGTCAAGCAGTTCTTTAGCTGCAGACATTTTATCACGAATACCCAACTCAGTCGGGTCATACAAAGCACCTGTCATCGCCATCGCAGCCTTCGGCGCATTACGAGCCATGTACATTTGTGTTGCCTCAAGTATTTCTTCTTTTATTCCTTTTACAATATCTGCTGTGCTAGATGTATCAGAGTAACCTGCCAGCTTTTTTGCTTGTACCATGTCACCGCCTGCTTCTTCAAACAAGACGTTTAAAAATGCTTGTTGCTTTTCTGTTAGTTCTCTAGCCATTATTTAAATGCTTTCTTGATAGTTTTTTTCATATCTTTAAATAATCCATCAGCATATCTATTATCACCAAATCTTTTCTTTGTGGAGTCTGTGCCTACAACAGTTTTAACGCCAAATTTACTTCCTTGTTTTTTAGACCTATAGCGAATTGTTTCTAAACCCATCAAAACTCTCCATTGTGCATAGCATTAGCTAACTTAGTAGCTCTGCCTTTTACTTGCTTTGCCCACCTGCTGTCGAGCATTTCTTTTGCTGCAGTTGGATAGTCACCACATTCTACAGCGGCCCACATTTTTTTAAATTTACAAAGGCGGGGAACCCCCATATTAAATGCCATGTCTATTAATATAAGCTGACGTACAGAGTCCAACCTGTCCACGCAAGGGTGCGCACGTAACAGTTCTTCTTCGACAATCTGTACGTCATTCGTTGCTAGATAGACCGCATCAGCTTCGGTTATTCCCCATTCATATACGTGGTCAATAGATGGGTAGTCCATCCAGTCAAGTTCTTCCTTGCTTATACCACGGTCTTCTAGGTTTCGTCCAATACCAATTGTAGCAATCCCTAATGTATCTTTATATACC